CGAAGGAAAGGTAAAACCTTCATTTGGAATAGGCACTCACTTCACCAATGACTTCCCACATGTTAAGCCTATGAACATCGTTATTAAGCTCGTAGCAGTTAAGATAACAGAGCTATGGCCATACTATAATGACACCTGCAAGATATCTGAAGATGAGGGTAAACACACGGGTAAACCAGAGGCGGTGTTGACCGCTGACCAGTGGAAACGCATTCAGGACTTGATTGAAGGTTTGCGAGAGGCACAGCCCGCACTGACAGAGCTGGCTAATCCGAACTCCACCGTCAAGGTGGACATCAGCGACCGGCTGGCACGTACCGTGGCAACGGGTGACTTCCCAGGTGCAGTTCCCGGCTACCTGGAAGAGTCAAACCCGCTTGTTGGCATGGCTGTGGACGCGGCGCGTACCTTGGATTCACTTGAGGGTGAATGGGGTAACCTGCGTGGTCTTCCCGAGGAATTGGGGAACATCTACGCCGCTGGTCCAGACGGCTGGGATAGGGTGTCACGGGCGTTGCTTCATACAGCAACCACAGGCGACATTATCGCCACTGGTTTGGTCGATGAGGATTCCCCGCTCAATGTGGCCGCACTCAAAACCCACGATGCGATCGTGGAGGGTCAACGTCAAGTACGTGAGGCTGTGGTTAACACGGCGCGTCAATATGGCATTGACATTCCAGCCATTGAAAAGGCCATTGCCGATGGTGTGGAGAATAACCGCAAGTGGGCCAGCGGTGAGCTGGATAACAAGGGCCGTATCGGCACCCCAGAGGAGATCGCATCTGACTTTGGTGGGATTATTGCTGAGGAGTATGGCAACCAGCTAGCCGGTCTGGTGGGGCTTAAGGGAATTGTCAAGGTGCCCCGGCTGCTTGACGATGAGCTACGGCATAAGCGTGAAGAGCGCGCGGCTGCTCACCCTGAGAACGATCCGGCCCCGTCCCCCAATGCAGAGCCACAACCTGCACCAGTTCCGACACCTGAACCGACACCCAGCGTTGCCGATCAAGCACCGGTGCATGTCCAAAATGGCGGTGACACCATTACCGTCAATGTGACGCTTTCCACCAGTGACGCTGATGACCCGGCCAAACTGGCTAGGGTGGTTGACCAGTTGAAAGCTGAGTTTGATCGACTCAAGCACGATCGCCGCCCCGCTGCTACCCAGACACGCGGCGGTAACATCTAAACTACGACCATGGAGGTTTCATTATGGGGCAACTGCTTAATGGAGTGCTCACCATGGATGTGGAGTTGGAAGACCCCACAGGCCATGTGTGGAATCTCCATGGTGACGCGGCGGGTGATGAGGGTGTCACCCTAGAGGGACTGGACAATATCGATGCGACTATTGACTACTCCCTTGACGGTGACGCTTTCCAGGTAGGTGAAAGGGTGGTGGGGTGGCGCATCGACGCCATTAAACCCACCATCAAAGTCGCTATCTCTACCGCCCGCCACGTCGATGCATTGATCAATTGGACGGCGGCGCTCAATGCTCAAGGCACATGGAAGCTCATTATGCGTGATCCTGTACGCGGCGATGAGCGCACCCTAAAGATGCGCTTGTCACGCCACACCGGGGCTACCGAGGGTGACCCCTACATATCTGGGATGATCATTTCTGATTACACCTTTGTAGCCCCCGAGGCCACATGGTATGGTGGTACCCAGAGGCTCCGCCATGGCGGTTCATGGGTTAACGACGGTCCCCTTGAACCCGTCTTGTCCTTGATTTGGGGCAAGGCCGGATCAGTCTCTTTGACTGTCCCCGGGGACCGAGGTGGAGTGTGGACCGGTCCACTCCCCCGCCCGGTTAAAGATGGTCCATGGCAGTCGATCCTATCGATTGATAGCCGCATGATTGTCTTTGATAAAGACGGCGCTGGTTTACCAGTGCCGTCTTCATCATTTAGAAACAACTGGTTTTCACTCAAAGTAGGTTCGGGGCAAACTTTGAATTTCACCACAAGCGGCGGTACCGATGCGTACCTGGATATCACGCCGCGCTATTTGAGTCCCTATTAAATTCCCAGCTGGGAGGTTTGGTCATGGCCGGTGTTGTGTGGTCGGAATGGTGGGCACATGCTAATCAACTGTTCCGACAAAAAGGAATTAATTTCTGGTTACTTGACAGAGACGGTCACCCGTTTTGTGAAGTGCGCGAGATTATCGACTATGACCTTGGGGACTCAGCCCTAGACATGGCAGAGGGCAAAGTCACCATCTTTGCTGATAATGAAGTTGTCCCCTGGCTGTTGGGCAAAGAGACAGACGGTGTGATCGGAAAACAGCCCCCGCGCATTGATCACGTGCTCCATGACGCGGTGCACTTAATCGCTGTGACCGGCGAGTTTCAGGTGATGGGGTACCGAGTCCATGAACTGCAATATGAGATGGGTGGCAAACGCGGCGGCACCATGGAGATTATCGGCATTCGCCCCCGTGAGCATTTCAAGCATATTGTGCTCAAGTCCAATACGCACCTGCCAGATCAATTCCAATTGAAATGGTCGGACATTCAACAAGGCCCCGCATTAAACATTATCAAATCCTATATTCATAGGAATTTGGAAAGACAATTTCAACCTAATTCATTGCTTGGACAATGGAACCTTGAGGCCATTAACGCATGGGATAGAGTGCGCCCGTCCGTCGAACTGTGGCCTATTTTCATGAATCCTAAAATCGATGGTCCAAATACAGAATGGGCCGTGATCGAAGCCAGATACGACAACGCCTATGACTGTTTGAATAAAACTGCTACCGCATCTGGAACTATGCTCACGGCTGAGTATTGGCTACCGGGAATGAAACAGCCGTGCCCTGATTATGTGACATTTAAAACACCCACCATCATTTTGGACGCAGTAAACCGGTCATTTCACCCCGGGGCAACAGGCACCATCAAAGACGGCATACGCGGCATTCAGCGTAGGTTCTCCGCTATCCTGAATCAAAACGTGGATGACCTGCCAGTATTCTCTGATGGGGCGGGGCTAACTCACCTGAACCTACCCCCGTGGGTGGTATGGAAACCCAGCCAATACCAGGCAGTGAGCAAAGTCACGTTCAAGAAATCCACTGATTCAGTGTTCGTGGTGGGTGGTAAATCCCCGGCGGCGCTGAACAAAATCCTATCCGTTGGATGGTCTGCACTGGTCAAGGGCATTGGCTCATTCTTCCCCGGCGTCGGTCCCTTCTTTGCTGAGATCATTGCAGAGGGCGGCAAAGAGGCGGTGAAGGATAGGATTCTCGCATTCCAGACCTATGACCAGAATTACCGCAAAGAGGCACATGGCCGTCTCCGCTACCGTGAAGTGAGTAAGCCGGGTGAAGCCTACTCAATCTCTAGCGTGCAAGCGGCCATGGCTGCGATGGAGGAAACCGGCGGTGGAATCAGCTTTGATATTGCCGTCGTGGACGGCGCGCCTTACATGTTTGGCCGTGATTACCATGTGGGGGACCAGGTAGGTGTGGAGATGCTGGGTATGATCATGGCCTCATTCGTGAGCGAGGTCCATATCCAAGGTGACCGTGGCAAGAGAAATGTCACTGTGTCGCTGGGTGACCCACGTATCAGGGAATCCTCCACGGCCATGCTGGCTCACAACGTCGAAACCATCAGCGGCATTCTTTCCCGCATAAAGACGCAGATAGGACAATGACTATGAACTCTCAAGGTCTAGATGAGCTTTACCCTTTTGACACCCCTGATGGGAAAGACCCGTGGTCCGGGCTTTTCGTCCACGCCGCTGGTCTGGATATGGATACTCCCGTGGTCGAAGCGCTGGCACACCATGTACGCAAGTTGGGGTTTGTCCATCACGGCTATATGCAGGAGGTCACAAAAGTCAAGCTAGCTGTGGGTTTGCCCGTGGATGACGCTACCCACCACGCCGATCCGGGGGAGAAAATCACCATCACAGTGACAGAAAACCCGCGTAGTTATGTGTGGGTGCGTGGGGTTGCTCCACATGGTCTAGAGCTTACCGAGGCCGGCCTTTTTGGTGCGGTGAGTGAGATGGGTGTGTGGGAGTTTGAATTAGTTCACGGCCCCGCCCTTCACTTTGACCCGATGGGATATGGCGGTGCTCCCCTAGAACCGGGGCGGTGGGTGCACATTGATGAACCGGTGACCATGCCGTTTATCGACGCCACAGCCGTACCGGTCGAAGAGATGGACGATACCCAGCTGGTCCTACTACAGCAACGGGTAACCACAACCCTCAAGATGCGTGAAAAGGAAGGGGAGACGTCATGAGCGTCGATCCCACACGCCGCACCCTCACACCACCGGGCGGTGCCAGCGGGGCCGAACAGTTCGGGCAAGGGCTTGCACAGATGTTCGGAAACGTCATTAACGGCATCGCTAATGCGCACCGTTCAGTGTTCGACCCCAACATCAGACCAGGGAACATGTTCGGCCCAATCGCCGGTGCCATGCAGCCCTATGTTGACCGTCAAAAAGAAATCGCAAACCGGATCGATGAACTCAAATCCCCTTTGGAAGAGACTGGCACCCTGTTCATGATCAACGGCGGCAAACACTTACAGGGCGTGTTCCCTTTTGACGAAATGCTCATTGGCTCACGCGGCGTGGAGTTTGAGCGTATCCCCCACGCTATCCGACTCATGGACAAAGGCGTGTGGCGCATAGACGCCATGATTAGTGTCTCTGGTCTTATCTCCATCGCAGCCTCCCACGTGGTGGAATGGCAGATCGAAGTGAAAACCCGCACCGGTGACATGTGGCACGTCAAGCGCGGCTATATCACCAGCCGTGAGCAAGACCATTCCGTACTATCCACAGTGGTGGCCGTTCCTGATGTTGGCTACACCGTACAGGTGGTGATCACACATAACAAGTCGTTTACCAGGGAGTTTTACGGTGGTGCAGACCGTAACCACCTGATGGTGTGGCACTTAAACCGTGAGATTGACGGCGGCAAAGGAACGGCTACGGGTCGATCCCGATAACCGTACCTGTTGCATTAGACAGCAACTATCCTATCGTGCTCTATTCCTAGAGGAGGATTCATGGCACGTACCATTAACATCGACATCACAGATGTTGGGGGCAATGCGCACCCCGGCGATTACGTGGTGTTCTCTGCCACAAGTTGGCGGGCCAGTGCAGACAACCCGAACCGCGTCATCAGCACAGCCCCGCAACGTATCCACCTGAACGCGGGCCGCGCTGATGTGGCCAACATCGAACCGGGCCTGCTCCGCGTGGAGTTCCATGTACGCAACCAGCGCATCAACCCCATCACGGTCAAAATCCCCGAGGGTGAGGGTGCTATCTCCCTGCGTGAGCTGATGGGGCCGGAATTTGCCCCCACACCAGAGGAAGACGCAGCGGTGCAGTCGCTGGCTGCACGCATCGACAACATCAAAGGATCGTTGGATGAGTTCGACCAGCGTCTTGATGTGGCACGTGATGAGCTTGATCGACTGGTGGCTAAGTATGGCGGCGTTGCTCCCGCTGCTCCGAACCCGGCCCCTGCTACCCCACAGCCGGGCGGCACCCCCACCCCGGCCCCCGCTGCTCCGAAAGCCACCATCACAGAGGCAGACGTCAACCGCATCATCGCGGAATACATCAAGGCACACCCACCGGTGTCACCTAATCAAGCTGAACCGCTGTTCGTGGCCGAACAAGTCACGTCGGAATTGGAAAAGATTTTCTCTAAGCAGCTACCTGTTGCAGTAGAGCGCAACATCAAAGAGAAGATTGATGCAGCCGTGCGTACCGCTGATGGTGCAGCGGTAGCTACGGTCACCCCTGCTGCAGGTGGTAATGACATCTCTGACTCCCTGCAGGCCGCGCTGGTTAACCCCGCTGTCAAGGTGGTCAAAATCCCAGCTGGTGAATGGTCTTTCCGCAAAGGGATAATCACCACCAAAAACACCAGTGGCAAGGTCGTGATGGGTGCGGGCAAAGATGCCACCACCATCAAGCGCACGGCTGGAACGATTGCCACCTTCTTCACTGCGGGCAGTGGTGACTTCATCAACCACGTCACCTTCACCGGGTTTACGCTGGATATGAACCACGCAGCTGAGCCACAGCACACACTGCGGGCCTTCCAAATCACCAACGCCTCATTTATCGACTTCCTTGGAATTGGCCTCAAGAATGTTGGTAGCCATGGTATTTTGCTGCAGGGCTACGCGACGAAAGAAAATGCCACGGGTGTTGGTTCGTCTGACTGTCGCATCATCCAGTGCGACATCGACGGCGCGGGGCTGGTACAGGCACCGGATGGTACGACACTGGCCACCGGCCACGGCATCACCATTAAAGATGAGTCGCTGCGAAACCAGGTGCTGAACAACCGCATTCGCGGCGTGAGCTGTGGCATGGGTATCAACGGCACGCACACCACCAGCAACAGTTTCCCTCAAGCACAGCGGCTGGGTGAACCAAAGCACACGATGGTGAGCGGAAACATGGTGGTCATGGCTGAGAACATGAGCATCGCGTTTGAGCCAATTGGGTTTACGTCTGGCTGTGAATACACCTCCATCATCGGTAACCAGCTGCCTGTGTCCAAGGACAACGGCATCAGCGTTGGCGGGTACTCTGTGGTATCCAACAACGTCATTGGTGAGGCGTGGAATCACGGTATCGCATGTTCCGGTAACGGCACCGTGGTAAGTGACAACATCATCTCTAACGTGGGCCTTGAGAATGTGAAGCGTCCCCCGAAGGACGGCCCCAAAGAGTGGGCGGCGGTAGCGTTTGAAGACCCCAATGACTGCGTGGCCACGGGCAACAGCTACCGCAAGACCAACGCAGATAGCCAATGCACCCACATGATCAAAGTGGTACTGCGTGACGGCACACGCCGCGATCAAGTAGGTGGCAACATCTTTGCGTGGAACATGGCACAGCCGGGGTCGCTGCTGGGTGAGTTCGTCAAGAACGGCAACTTTAACCCAGCTAAGCCCGATATTGTCGTGACCATCGACATGTGGAATAACCTCCGTACCACGGTCTTGGACTTGCAGCGCAAGTACGATGAGATGGTGAACCGGGTAGGCACCCTTGAGGCGAAGCCAGCCCCAGCCCCTGCAAACCCCACACCTGCACCGGCTGACACTGAGAAGATCAAGCAGCTGGAAACACAGCTGAGTAAGTTGACCGAACAGCTCAAAGCGGTGCAGGCAGCACCCCCGGCGGCGGGTAACACACCCAGTGCACTTGTCAAGGCACTGGAAACCCGTGAAGGGCCGATCCCTGGCAAAGATATTCACCCGTTCAACCTGTGGACGCGTGGATCGCGGCGCCTGTCCCCGGTCACCTACTCATGGCCAAAGTACTGGGAGGCTATCGAACATGCTAGGGATGTGACAGCCAACTACCTGCACAACCCTGATATTGCTGGCCCCTTCATCGCTAACCCACACAGCGGTGTTGGCGATAAGAAGGAAAATGACTATGAGTTGACTTTGACAGCAACAGCCAATATGGGCATGGTCAACATTGCCTACGTGCTTACCCAATGGGGCGGCCGTGCGCATGATGCGATCATCAAAGAGATTGACCAGTTCATCAGCTACTACGGACGTCACCGTATACACGGCGTGTTCCTTGATGAGGCTGTCAACGGGTGGGGCGCGCAAGAGTCGAAGGTACAGAGCTATGTCACTCTGTACCAGGAACTCCGCAAGAAATACGGCCCCGCGTTCTACATCGTGGCAAACCCCGGCGGTAACACCGTGGAGGGAATGCTAGGCGCGGCTGATACCATCATGGCCTTTGAACAGTCAGCACAGCGCTACATTGATGACGAAACCATTTGCCCCGGCCACTACCGTGGTCAAAACCCCTTGCGGTTCTGGCACGCGGTACATAACGTCAACGATGTTGAACAGGCCAAGCAGGTTTTGCGACGTGCCAGCGTGTCGAACGTGGGACAAATCTGGTTGACGTCGGACACCTTCACCGGTGAGCTGGGTAGCGAGTCTGAATGGAACAACCCGTGGGATAACGCCCCTGACAAGGACATTCTGCGTGAGGAAATCCAGTGGGTGCGGCGTCTGGGTGAATACATGACTCCGCAAGAGTTCGGATAGGAGGTTGCGTTAAATGGCAACCATGCCTGTAGAGCAGGGCTTCTATGTCACCTCCCCGTTCGGCAACCGTGATGGTGAATGGGCCGGGATGCATTGGGGTACCGACTTTGGCCATGATGGCGGCAGCGGTGGTTACCCGGTCTTTGCCGTCAAATCTGGCACCGTCCAATATGCGGGTGGGGCATCTGGTTTTGGCATGTGGGTTACCATCGACCACCCCACAGAGGTAGGCGGTGGGTACAGCGTCTATGGCCACACGGTGCCAGAGGTTGTACCCGGCCAGTGGGTGAATGAGGGGGACCGCATCGCGCGGATCAATCCTGATTCCTCCACCAATGGTGGGGTAGCGCCCCACCTTCATTTTGAATGGCACCGTTTCGTGTGGTCGCAGCCGGGACCAGACCGGCTAGACCCCATTGCTACGGTGCTAGCCGGGGCGGTGTGGCCGGGTGGAGCCCCCGTCACAGTGACTAATCCCACAATGGAGGAGAGTATGAGCGAGGTCATTTACGGCATTGACATTTCCAACCACCAGCCCGATATTGATCTTCACCAGGTGGGGCGTGAAGGTTTTGAGTGGGTAATCATCAAGGCCAATGAGGGCACATGGCGTGACCGTTTCTGTCGCCGCCACATCGACGCCGCGCGTGCAGCGGGGCTAGAGGTGGCCGTGTACTGCTACGTGGTCAATGACGCTAGCCCAGATGAACACGCCGATACCCTGCACGAGGTGGTGGGTGGGGACACCTCCCTGCCTGTGGCCTTGGACATTGAGGATGGTAGCGGTCATGACGTCGGTCACTTCCACCGGGTGAAGGACGCTATCGAAGCGCGCGGGTATCGCGTCTTCCTCACCTACATGCCGTCGTGGTATTGGCGTGACCGGTTGGGCCGTCCACAGCTTGATGGGTTACCCCCACTGTGGACCAGCTGGTACCCCGATAACAATGTTGATTTTGCCAGCACCATCTACGAACGCAGCGGTGATGCGGGTTGGAAGGGCTACGGCGGGTTGGACGTTGCTATCTGGCAGTTCACATCTAGTGCCAATGTAGCGTGGCATGATCGCGGTATCGACGCGGGTGTTTTCCGAGGCACACGGGAAGATCTACATCAACT